CGGTCCTACTGGACTAATCTTCGCAATGCGTTCACGCTATCAGAATCAGTCTGGTACTGAAGCATTCTACGACGAAGCAGATTCTGCATTCTCCGGTCAGGATGCTGGATTGGATGCCACTGGCGGTATGGCTAATGTTGGCGTTGGTTTGGGTACTACTGCACAAAGTGGAACCAATCCATCTGTTCTTAATCCAACTGCTACTGCTACTTCAACCGACTATAATGTTGGTGAAGGTATGGCAACGGGTACTGCCGAATCTCTTGATGGTACTACGAATAGTGCCTTCAACCAGATGGCATTCTCGATTGAGAAAGTCACCGTTACTGCTAAGTCACGCGCACTGAAAGCTGAGTACAGTTTAGAACTGGCTCAAGACCTTAAGGCCATTCACGGTCTTAACGCTGAAGCAGAACTTGCTAACATCTTGAGTACTGAGATCCTCGCTGAAATCAACCGCGAAGTTATCCGTACTATCTACAAGATTGCTGAGCAAGGCGCTGTTTCTAACACCGCAACTGCTGGTGTCTTTGACCTTGACGTTGATTCCAACGGCAGATGGTCTGTTGAGAAGTTCAAAGGACTTCTGTTCCAGATCGAAAGAGATGCTAACGCTATTGCACAAAGAACTCGTCGCGGAAAGGGTAACATCATCCTTTGTTCTGCTGACGTTGCTTCTGCACTTACAATGGCTGGTGTTCTTGACTACACCCCCGCACTCAACGCTAATCTTAACGTTGATGACACAGGTAATACCTTCGCTGGTATTCTGCAAGGTAAGTATCGCGTATATATCGATCCTTATTCTGCTAACCTTACTTCCGCTAACGCTGCTACCAACAGTGGTAATCAGTACTACGTTTGTGGATACAAAGGTTCTTCACCTTATGATGCTGGTCTATTCTATTGCCCTTACGTTCCTCTCCAGATGGTTCGTGCAGTTGGCGAGAATTCCTTCCAGCCCAAAATTGGCTTTAAGACCCGTTATGGTATTACTGCCAACCCATTCGCTGAAGGAACAACCGCAGGTGCTGGTCGCCTCAAGATTAACAGCAACCGCTACTACAGACGTGTTGCCGTTAAGAACCTCATGTGATCCAAAGGATTCACAAGGTTTATCAAGAGACCTCCTTCGGGGGGTCTTTTTTTATGTGTTGACATATTTGACAGATGTGATATACTACATAAGTGGGACATCTAACCGTCCCGATTTTTAGTAAACTTAAACTTAAACATGAACCGTTTAAAACTTGTCAAAATCATTGACCTCTATGATCAAAAGGTTGATGACAAAAGAAGGGAAAAACTCTCTTCTATGGTCGTTAAAGACCAATTGCCCAAGAATCTTCCCAATGCGGAAGATGTTGTTAAAAAATTTCTTTTTGGAGATATTGATCATTCTGAGACAATTATATGTCTCGCAAAGACAGAAGATTTATATTCTTCTCCAATCTATAATCGTCCAGAGGAAATTGATCTTAATAAGTGCGAACAACACTTACATTATCAAGGTGGTTTCTCACATCGATTAGCAGGAACTCAATCTGCTTGGTTCAGACCAAGTGGACATATTGTTAATACACAAGGAGGTCATCGTACTACTAAAAAGTATGCGGTTACTCTAGATCCTGATTCAAGAGTTCTTATAGGACTTAAATTTCATCCTCCTCATTCTACAGAGGATCAAATAATTTTAACAGAATCAGAAGATCACCATACTGATGCTGCTTTTAGAAAAAATCAAACTGGTGATAACAAATTTAAATCTGCTTATCATTCCATTCAATCTTGGGCAGTTAATTTATTTGAATATCTCAAACCCTTTAGTATTGGTATTGCAGGAACACTGGAAGGAGCAGAGTTTACTCTTCCTTCTCACTCATATATGACTACAGCAATTAATGTTGCTGGTAAGCCAAATGTTTCCAGATACCTTAAAGCATTTACAGAACATAAATGTGAGAAGGTTATTTTAGGTAACTGCGTAGTGGCAGGTTCCTTATTCCTAGATCACTTTGGCGAATATATTGAGGCGGTAGATAAGGAAAATGGATGTGATTCTTTTTCTGATATGCTCAAATACTACTTCATTGAGTATGGAGATCTATACAAGGTAGTAGATCCAGATGCTACAAACTTAACTCAATCTGCTCTGGTTGATGGAAATGGTCTTTATAAAGGAAATGAACCTGCTACGGCAAGATTTGTATTCATTTACAACGAGTTTGTTAGAATTAAAAGGTTAAAGATTCGTGGCAATCAAAAAACTGCTATTCCATTTGAGGGTTCTAAATCTACAGCATGGAATGAGTTTTTATCAAAAGCGAATCCATTAATGAAACCTACACTTAAAGGATTAGCAGAAACTAAGTTCTTTTAAGTATATAAAGGGGTCTAACGACCTCTCTTTTTTTGTCTATAAATATATGAAGGAGACCTGCTAAGAACTAACGATGGCAAATTATCATATTAAAACTCCCGGCAAATTAGGTGTTGGTGATGTCTATTGGAAAGGTGATAATACCTGGACACAAACCTATGCTGATAGAAAAGTTTACACCAATAGAACAACTGCAAATACTCAAGCAGCAACTAAAACTATTTCTCCACAAGGAGTTGAATATCAATCAGATTGGTGGAAAAATAGCACAGTGGTAACAGAATAATAAATGACAACAGCAAGAACCACCCCTATAGAAAATAGAAATTTTTTAGCACCTACTGGGTTTAAATTTTCTATTAAAAGAATTCCTAAGGTATCTTATTTTTGTAACCAAGCCAATATTCCATCATTGGATTTGGGAATAGCAATGCAACCTACTTATTTGAAGGATATTCCTACACCAGGAGATAAGATTGATTTTGGAGATCTTACTATAAGATTTTTAGTTGATGAAGATCTTGGGAATTATGTCCAACTACAAAGATGGATTAGGGGATTGGGATTTCCTGAAAGTATGAAAGAGTTTGATGATCTTGAAAAAGATGCAATATTGCCTGCAAACTATTATAATCAAGGAGATAATATCTATTCTGATGGAACTTTACAAATCTTGAGTAGTCAATTTAATGCAAAGTTTAATGTTATCTTTAAGGACTTATGGCCTTATTCATTATCAACTTTAAGTTTTGATGCTACAGATACAGATATAGAATACTTTACAGCAGAGGCAAGTTTCAAGTATACTATTTACGATATAACCGATTTAAATAATAAAGCACTTTGTGGATGTGACTAAATGAGCATTGATCTTGATAAACTTCAAGAGATGTGGGAAAGAGATTCAAAGATAGATCCAGATAATTTACATACAGAATCATTAAATATCCCCTCTCTTCATGCGAAGTATTTTGAATTATATAATACAATATTTCTTCTAAGAAAGAAAGCAGAGCAGCAAAGAAAGAATATCCGTCATGAAAGATATGAATACTTCTCAGGTAAGGCTGACCCAGAAGTATATGTAGAAAATCCCTTTGGTAAAAAGATTAGGGATAAAGATACTATGCAAAAATACTTGGATGCTGATGAGAAACTTTCTAATACCTCTCTTAAGATAGATTACTATGACACAATGTTAGTTTATCTTGAAAGTATTCTTAAAGTAATACAGAATAGAACATATCAGATTAAGAATGCTATTGAGTTTATTAGATTTAACTCTGGATTAGGATAATGAGTTATTATTATCTTTATATGATAAAGTTTGAAACTGGGCAATTTTATATTGGTTCACGTAAATCAAAAGTTCCAGCATCAGAAGACATAAAGTATTGGGGATCACCTGGAAAAATAAATGAATCCTTATGGGATTTGGAGAAAGAAAAACATATTCTTTTTGAAAGCACTGACATTTCCTATAAAGAATTAACTGACAAAGAAAAAATCTTTATTAGAGAAGGGTGGAAAAAATTTGGAAAAGAAAAATGTATTAATAAAAATATAGGTGGAAATCTAGATCCAAAGTCTCTTTCTAAAAGGGCAAAGGAAAATTTCAAAAATGGAGTAGGTGGT